CTAGGGCAACCCAAGAATAGTCGAAAGACTAGCCTCTATAAGGAGTAGCATAGCTGTGGTTCAAAGAACTCGAAATCGATATAACATCGAATCTCGTGGGCGGAGATATGGCGCAAGCCAAATCTCGTCCGGCGGTACATTTGTCGATACCTGGAACAGGTTCGACCGATGTATCGACGAAGTCCAACAGGGAGATGGTCATAACCTATCCATACGGAAGGTTGACGTTACCGGAGGGATTATTAACACTGATTTTCTAACCAGTGGACCCTATGGCGTTTCTCCTGTGTTCTTTGATAACTGGAGGTATCAGGCATTGCAAAATCCTGATGACTTCTTGTATGATCCCTTAGCTATGCCAGATAGGCCACTCAATACATTATTGGCTGCGAAACTACTTGCAGGGACTAATCCTAGTCGACCAGTGGTCGATCTACCAATATTTGTATATGAGTTGAGGGAGATCCCCGACCTTCTTAGGAAGGAAGGGGGTGGTTGGTTAAGGAAGCTTGCTTCCACCAATCTTAAATACCATTTTGGTATTAAACCCCTCGTGAGCGATCTTCTCTCCCTTCTCAACTTCAGTGATGAGGTTGCGAAAAGAGAAAAGGAGCTTAATGCTCTTGCATCGTCTGGCCTTCGTCGTAGACGACACCTTTGGAGCGGTGTAGTTACCGGCTCCACATCCCGTGCTTTTCAGACTCTGGATTTCAATACTGGAACCCAGGTTGTCCCGAAAACTACGGCGTCAAGAGTTTGGGGGTTCGTGGAATGGTTTCCATCAGAATCTCTAAAACTCATGAAAGGTGATCATCGTGCCTTAGCCAGGAAAGCGGTACTAGGACTTACGGTCGATTTCTCGACTGCCTGGAATGCCATTCCCTGGTCGTGGTTGATAGACTGGTGTAGCAATGTAGGTGATATCCTCATTGCTCACCGGAACATTGTAGGAGCGTACCATGGTCCTATACGGATCATGGAAACTACTACTACCCACGGTAACTTTGACCAGACTCTTGTTAAGAACGTAGGTTCTTATAGAGAGTATGGTAGTCCTTTTCATTTTAGGACTGTTACAAAGACACGACGTACTTCTACGGCTTCCTTATCAGCCCACCTGCCTATCCTTTCGGCTAGGCAGTTGTCGATCTTAGGCAGTATCGCTGTAACTAGGCGTATGCCTAGGTCTCAGTAAACTGTCTAAGGAGTAGAACAATGTTCTCAGACACTATTACCATTACAATCAATGCTGTTGCTAAGGTTCTCACCAAGATTAACCAGGATGGTTATTCTAGTGAATACCTACTGCGCGAAGCCACCGGATCCTTCCGGCTCAAGCTTCGCAACAGTCAGTATACGGACAAGGTTCGTGGTATCAAAGTTGATCGCCACAACATTGAACTTATAGAGACTGTATATGCAGTTGCTCCAGCTACGATTGATGTCACTCGCAAGTACTACTCTGTACTTGAGAACGACACGATCGATAGCAATACGAGCGTGTCGAAGTTTGCAGCTGGCGTTACCGCCTTCCAAACGGAGGCGAATTTCGTCAAGCTGCTTAATTGGGAATCTTAATCCCCAATTAACTTTGACATTTGGTGATGTGCTGAGGCAGGACTAACCACAACCGAAAGGGATTGGTTATGAAAAGCCTTGCAAGTTGTCTACTCAAGGTCGTAGAGGGTATCTATCAAGATTACCTCTCTACATACCCTACTGACAAATTGGACTCAGATAGAGACTTGTCTCGACTGACCCAGTTAGTCAAATCCAGAGGAATAGGGTTGTTCACCCTAGACCTCCCCAATTTGGACTCCATCCTTTTGGATGGTTTACAAACTGGCCGCCTTAGCCTTGATGGCGCTCTCTGTAAGAGAGCATCAAAAAGGATCCATGTGCCACGATTATTTCGTGGGATATGGTTGCGGGTTTTTGACGTCAGTGGCTCCTTGAAAGAGGAACCCGATCCTACTTCAGTTTTCTTTCTCCGACAGCTCTGCTGTTTGGGAAAGAAATTGGAATTAGGCTGCACTCACCAACGTGTAAGGAACACTTTGGATGAATACAGAGCAATCGAGTCAAGTATCCATCGCCCAACTCTCCGTTGGGCTGATGACTGCTTGGGCAGTGATGACGCTATTGGTGCTAACCATCTTTGCGATGCTAGCACTCGTAGCATCTGGAGCGATGAGCCTCTATTATGGGACGAAAGGTCCTGTGATAGTAAGTTCAACCGCGACAGAGCACACTACCTCCTCCGAGAGTGTCAAAGAAACTTTGACGCCCTCGCCTACGCCATCGGCAAGTTCAACGTCGACGAATTCTACGTCGCGTTACAACTATCTGCCGCAGGCATAGGTTTCAAGCATGGACCTGGCGCTGTTGCAGATCTCAGTAAGAAGGAGTTCAAATATGACTTCCCCTACTGGCCTGCAAAGCTGGAGGCCTTCTTTCCCTTTGAACAGAATGGGGTTACTGGAATTACGGAATCTCAAGTCGAAACTTATGGTTCCGACGAGGGATTTCGAACTCCAGTTTTCCCGCATTCCGGGAAAGTATCGTCAGATGTACATCAGGTGGACCGTACTCTATTTTCATTACTTGAAAATGAGTGCGAAAACATCCTGGATGGTGGACCTCTCTGTTCCCCCGACATTTCGGGAGTACAGAGGAGAAGACCTAGTATATCTGAACCGTTTTCTAGGCTCTACGCAGTACCAAAAACTGCTAAAGGACCTAGACTGATTGCTGCAGAGCCTACTGCGCACCAATGGTGTCAGCAGTTTACTCTGAAGTTTCTCAGTGAAAGGATGTCTGGTCTCTTTGGTGATTACTTTATCACACTAAGAGATCAGGAACCTTCAAAACGTATGGCCCGTCAGGCTTCCCTAGACGGCACGATGGCTACTGTTGATTTAAGTAGTGCATCGGATCGTCTGTCCTGTTGGCTTGTTGAGCGTGCATTTAGGAGTAATCCTTCTTTACTGCGCGCTCTTCATAGTCATAGGACTCGTGGACTCACTATCGATGATAGTGAGTACTTCCTATTAAGGAAGTTTGCCACGCAAGGGACAGCGGTTACGTTCCCTATACAATCGCTCGTGTTCTTAGTCATAGCCCTTACGGCTAGTGGCTTTAGAGCACGAGATCCCAGTGACTTTTGCTTACGCACTAGTCACCGGCTGTATAAGTTACGGAACCAGGTCCGAGTCTTCGGTGATGATATTATCATCCCGAAAGACGGGTATGACGATCTATGTTGTCTACTCACCATTCTAGGCCTCAAAGTTAACCATGGAAAATCTTTTTCCAAGGGTTACTTTCGGGAATCCTGTGGTGGTGATTACTTCATGGGTTACGATGTAACGCCAGTGAAGACGACATCATATTCGTCGGCCGGCCCGACCTCGAGACAGTCTCTAATCGACTACTCCAATAATCTCTTTAAAAAGGGATTATGGCATGCCGCAAAGACTGTCGAATCGACAATTCCTGGTTGGGTTTTTAGAAACCTGCCAGTAGTATCGGCTCGAGGATCGGGATGTGGTCTTGTATCATTCTGTGGATCATCTGTCGTCCATCTTCGTAAAAGATGGAACGAGAGGTTACATAGACATGATGTCTTATCTTACACCGTTATGGCTGTAAGTAAGCGCAAGAAGACCACGTCAACCAATGCTGTTCTCCAATATTTTGCGGAGAATCCATCTCCCAATAACCATTGGGAGCATGGAGTAGCATCGGTACCTAAGACGAGAGATCGTCTCAGGTGGGAGTTCCCCTTCTACGCCATGGGTCAGTGACCTAGGCCAC